ATAAAAAAATTGTCTTTTACCGAAACAAAACTATTTTTAGAAGATAATCATATCCAAGGGGCAATAAACTCCAATTTGAACTATGGTTTAATACACAAAAACGAAATACTTGCGTTGATGACTTTTGGAAAATCTAGGTTCAATAAAAAATACCAATACGAACTATTGAGATTTTGTAATAAAAGGAACTATAATGTCGTAGGAGGTGCTTCCAGGCTGTTTAAGAGTTTTTTGGTTGACAAAAAACCAACATCTATAGTATCATATGCCGATAGAAGATTTAGTAATGGTAATATGTATTCCAAATTGAAATTTGAGTTCGTGAGAGATACTAAACCAAGTTATTTCTATATAAACGGTATTATTTTAGAAAATAGAATAAATTATCAGAAACACAAATTAAACAATATACTCGAAAACTTTGATCCGAATCTGACTGAGTGGGAGAATATGAAAAAACACAAAAGAAACAGAATTTGGGATTGTGGAAACAAAGTTTTTGGTATGGAACTAGTTGACATTTAATTTATTTTTTGTTATAATTTAGATAAACTAAATAGAGAGATTTTTATGAGCAAAAAAACCGAAGATGTAGTGAATAATCCCAAACACTATAAGATGGTCTTACCAGATGGTACTGAGTTTGAGAATATTGATTATCAAGCAGCAGTTATGAAAGATAGTACGTTGAATGCCTTCCAAGGTGGTTTGCTTGCTCCTGTCCTAAAATATACATCAAGAGCGGGAAAGAAAGACCCAATGAAAATGGCTGAAGATTATAAGAAAGCAAGATACTATCTAGATGAACTAATCAAGTCATTGGACCCTGAATACAAAACTTGGAAAGAATTGAACGAAAAATGAAAGTAAGTTGGAGAACTAGGAGAACTAAACAATTTAAAGGTGATGAACTAATGTTATCACTTAACTAGAATACGGATTGTTCTTCATCTTCAAAATCAGCAGCACTACCCATTGGCATTGGAGCATTCTCAAACCTATCTAAATCAGGTCTTTCATTTTGCTCCTCTTGACTTTTTAACAAAGTTTTTATGGTCAGCCAATTCACGATACTTACTAACACCAAATCTTTCCATGTTATCAACTGCTTCCTCAAACACCATCAAGTCAGTTAAGTAAAAACAAGCATGAATTAACGCCATCACAAGATCGTCATTAAATCCACTTTCAGCGGCAAATTTACCACCTTTTTTGATAAATACAGAAATTTGAGATACTGTATGTTTGTNCCTAATTAGTAACTTTTTGTTCTCTATCAAGTCCTTTACTCTAAGAACATTACTAGTTTTATTCTTCGCAGTAGTCCTAAACCCAGACGTACCAGCAACTTCTGAGTAGATATTCTCATATTCTTCTAATTGTAACAACTTATCTAGAATTAATAAGCCAGTTTGGTCATTATTCTCAATAAATAAATACGCTTCGTTGTAGTATCTACCTATACTAGCCACAACCTCATGTACTTCCGTATAAGAAATACCCGTTGGAATTTCAATGGTAGCAACTTGTTCAATAGGAGNATTAGTTATATCCAAAACTTGAATTGCTAACGAATCACCATCAGATACCTCAGTTACCTTAGCAGGATCAACACCTATAACATATTCATGTTCTTCTTCGGGAACCTTAAAAATTCTAGTAAATTCATCCAATCTACCAGAAATACTCATAAATGTAGAATACAATGGTTCGCATTCGTGAACCGGAACTGGTTTTAATGTTTCTATATCTCTAATTGCTTCACCAGAAATCATAGAATCAGCACTGGAAAGAAATTGATTCCCAAACTCTTGGGTAAACTTCCTCATGCCCTGATTTGCTATCGTTTCTTCCTTCCACTCAGTATAAACAATATTGTAAACTTCTTCACCACTAAATAATTTTCTTTTGTTTACACCGACAATATCACGGTTATCGTGTTGGTAACCGTATTCCTTCATCTTAAAGTCATCATCTTGATATTTTGTATCAAAATTATCGTAGAACTCACCAATTTTTTTAGTAATCTTCTTGTTATTGTCTTTATCTAGAAATGTTTCTACATCATTGTATTTAAGATCGTTAAACTTATATTCATTTTGAGCGTATAGAGGAACTTCCCACCAGTTTACTCCAACTGGATGGAAATTATTGTCTCCATTGATTGCATCTCGCCAGAACTCATAGAAGTGGTTTAATCCGTTAGGTGTTGATACCATGATACACCTAGAAGTCTTAGATGAAGAAATAGTAGGGTAAATTGATGTCCAAAACGGCGACCACGTTCCGGAATCGACAAAGGCACAATTACTAACTACAATTCCATTAGCTATAAACCTATGTCTTTTGTCATCTACATTAATTAGATCAAACAAATCAATATCTTCAGATAAATATTCAATATTAGTTATAGTAGTTTGGCTGTTTTTACTTAGAACTACATCATTTACTTTCAACTCAGACGAATAAACATAACCACTTGGTGTATCAATTTTGTGATTATATGAACATTCTAGTGTTTCAGTATTGCTAAAAGAAAATTTTATCGATTTGTCTTTTTTGGTTATCTGAACACCATCAAAATCTCTAAATCCATCTGGAGTTAGAACTTCCCATTCATTATTTTGTTTCATATTCTTTCGTCCAAACTTTGTTACCACAATCCCAAACTCTATCAAACCCATTATTCTTCATATTTTGCCACTCCGATTTGCTGTCATCAAATACAGGCAACAAATTTTTCAATTTGTGTTTTTGATATTTCAATCTGCTTTCCAATATTCTATTCTTCCAATCTCTAAAATGGATATAAAAATAATTGGGGGGCGATGTCTTTTGTTCTTCGAAACCTAGTTTATTGTATACATCACCTTTACTGAATCTAATATCAGCATATGTTATTAAAGAATCAGGACGCACATTTTTTTCGAAGTGCTTCATCAGTCTAGAGGCACCACCGACTACACTAAACCCAACCTTAGAACACATTCTTATCAATTCCCATTCGTACTTTTTATTAAACCTAGATTTACCAAAAGTAGCAACAAAAACTAAGTCATTTTCATAAAAAAGACCATATGCTACCGAAGACCTATCACGGCCTTGTATATGGTTATCAGTAAGAAAATCTGTCTTTTCTTTGTTATGTAGTTCTCTGATTTTACATTTTCTCGCAAAAATTGTTTTATTATTGCCCGTCTTAGCTGAAAGGATATCTTTCACTATTTCTTTTTTGCTGGACCACTCAGTATCAAATATATGTATCAACTGTATATTTTTCTCTAAACATCTTTTAGTTTTGTTTAAATGATAATTTTTTATCTGTTTTGCCATTTGTTTCTGAGTGCCAATACACACCATTAAATTCTATAGCCAAACCATAATCAGGCAAAACTATATCCAATTCAAGTGGTTTTATCAATTTTCTGTTTGATTTCACTATATTGGTTATGCCTAAATTATTCAAGTATTCTATTATTTCTAATTCACCCCTAGATGTACTTCTTATGTTATACTGTTTGTTGGGATAACACTTTTTACAGTAAACAGGTCCCCTAAAAAGAGCAGACGTAAATACGGTTTTGCATTTTTTGCACTCCCAGTCATATATACCCCGAGTACCTTCATATTCTTCTACTGTGAACTTAGGTTTTGTATAATTAGTTTCTAATGTCTCATAAAAACTTCTTAGTTTCCGTTTTTTGAGTGTCTTCCCAGATTTTTCTGAAATTTCCTTAGATAAACCAATATTAGGCACGCCATATTTTTCTAAAACGGTTTTTTTTATTTTCTCTCGTACAATTGCAGAATTCAATGAACTTTCAGCATTGTACAGTTCCAAGTTGGTTTCTCTACGTTTGTTGGTTGCTTCTACAGAATGTAAATTTTTCCTTGCTTGTTCTCTCCCCTTAGNTGTTCTCGACCAAGAGTCCATTCCGTATTTTTCTTTGCATGTGTCTTTTCTTTTCTGGATAGTCTCAGGATTCAAGGAGTTGTGCTCAACCCCATATTTTGTCAAGTTCTTCCTTTTTATTTTTTCTTTTATTTCTTCACTTTGGTACGGGTTATCAACACCATATTTTTTGTTGAATATTTGTTTTAATTTGCTTTGGTGTTCACTCGAATTTTGGAGGCATTTTTGGGAACAACACAAACTATATCCATTTCTAAACCCCTTGAATATTGCCAATTTTCCACAGTAACAATATGATGCTCCCTTCAAATGTATAAATAATTTTTCGGATGTTTTGCGTCCGACATTCTCCAATTCCCCAAAATGTTTTTTTGTGAACGCAGGCAAGGATTTTAGATTGATATTCTCTAAGATGTACTCATAAGTTATCATAGAGTTCTCCAATGCTAATTTCTTTGATTTCATGAGTATGTTTATGTCGTATAGTTAGTTTACTATCTTTATTTATACATTCGTCAATTATAAGCAATTGGATACTTTGACCTCGAATAGCGTCAGTACTAGTAGCATTAGCAGAGACTCTGCATCCATTTTCTAATTTGATACCTGACTCATTCCACTTAACAACTCCTTGTTGAAGCCATTTAGGTAAATTTGTATCAGCGGATTTAATTCTACCCAGAATTTCTTTTGCTTGGGATGCTTTGTTGGCAAGAATAGCAATATTTTTATCTACATGAAAAAGAATGTACCAAGTGATGTAAAATCTCGAAAGATGTNCTATTATGGGATAGTATATCATTAGTATAATATAAAGAACCTTCAACATCTAACAAATCATACATATTAGATGATGTTTTCAATTTAGTTACCGATTTTACAGCATCAGAACCGTCTATAGTCTTTAATATTGTTTTCCCAGGGATTAGTTCATTACAAAAAATTTCATTACCAAAACCATCTATAAAAATATGTGTATCAGCACAGATGATATCTTTACCTGATTGTAACACTACTCTGTACTCTTGATATTTTATAGTCTTGCCGATACCTTTGAATGGTTCATATCCAGAAGGTGTCAATACAGAATAACCTGTACAAGACAACTCATCTATAAATTTATCATCGGCGGTATTGGCCCAGGCTTTTAGTTTCTTAAGAAATTTAAGCATTTTTGTATAGTTCCTTGTTTGTCTTCTTTGTAGTCACGTTCTTTGATATGAAGAACTTCGTATCCATTATCAGTTAGTATTTTATTTCGTGTTTTATCTCTTTCTTGGTTTCCTCTTGATTCTCCATGCCAATAATCACCATCACATTCTATTATTTTGTCTTTGTATAGAAAGTCAGGTAAAATGACTTTTTCCAGTCTCAATCTTGCTTCATTGTTTTTTCCAGAATCATCTATATCACCTTTGTTTAGAGTAGCAAAAGTTATTTCATCAAGATGCCCAAAAATATTTGCTATTTCCCAATACAATTCTTGTGATATTTTACTAAAATTGGATTTTTTGTAATTCTTGTGCCATTTTTCTTGTCTATCTAACCATTTTTGTCTTCCTTTTTCTTCTCCGTATTTTTCTATACAAATTTCCAATGAAAATGTTGTTTGTCTTTCCTTTAGTGCTATCTTGGCATCTTCTTCCGTTAATCCTCTCGAAGTGTAATATGACAACTTGGTAGTATCAGAATCATTTTCTAATTTAGCATCTTTGCATTTTTGTATAACTTCATCTTTTTTCTTAGCAATTTCCTCTTCACTCAAATTATTATATTTCTTAAATTTATCTGAGTAAGCGGATAATCTACCACCATGTTGATAACCAGGATTGTTTTCCCCCGAATTCAAGTCACTAAGTTTTTGGAAGTATGAATCAGATACCACTTTAGCATCTGGAAATTGTTCCTTGTATTCTTGAATACTTATATTGTGTCGTCTAGCGAAATGTTCTCCGAAGCTTTTACCTACCAATCCGCAAATTTGACATTCAACAACATCTATATCATCTTTGTATTTTTCTTTACTTCGTTGTACTATTTCTTTTAATTTGTATGATTTTTTGCATTCAACGGAACACCATTTACTTAAGTTCTTTCCGAATTTCATTGTGGTGTTGCACTCTATACATTTAGGTAATAAAGAGTTATCGTATTGTTCGCAATATGTATTAAAATCTAAACTGTGATATTTTTTGACGTGGAGTCTTATATGTCCAAATTCTTTAGAGCATATCTTACAAGTCGTTTTGTTTTCCATATTATTCCTTTTTTTACTTTATTTATAAGAAATAAAAACTTGTTGTCAGATTGGTTTGTGTTTATAAGTGAATAAAAATCTCCTACAGTAGTTTCGTACTCTATATTATCTTTTTTATACTTTATATATGAATTAGTATAAAAACACTTACCTATTTGTCTGCTTGTGCGTAGTATAGAATAACGATTATCAACATATGTCTGTAACATAACTTTTTGATAATCTCTCAGGTTGATGTTAATAGTTCCCAGGTCAGGGTGAATGATTTTATAATAATTTTCAGCGAAATAAAAGATGTCATTCTTGCACTTGATAATCTCAAGAATGTGCTCCTTGGTGTACCCAATGTTTTGGCCTCTACCTCTGATGAGAGGATTGTTCAGATAGTTGAGTACTTGGCCATTGATGTCATTCTCAAAATCCGGCAACTCTATAAAATTGCCAACCCCAGTTTGATCAGGAATCTTACCCATTATTTTTGCCCTCTACATCCATTAGTCGCTTCAATACGTCATTAGTAGTTCCTTGAATGACTACATTAGTCGTGTTCTGTGTTAGACTAGCACCCTCTGGTAAGTTAGCCATTGCTGCGGCAGAAGGAGACTTCATTGCTTTTCACGTTCTTTTTCATACTAATAATATCTTTGTATAGTGTTACCAACATCTGTAATTGGCTAGAGGTAGTATNGNATAATTCTGCGAAGGCTGCTATTTCTGAGGCTTTCATATCTTCAACTGACATGCCTACGGTTTGGTCCATCATAGCCATACCGTTGTCAACCAATCTCTGTACATTGCGTTTTACTAATTGAAAGGTACCTTTAAGTTCTTGTAATTCGAAGAGTCGTTCGTCTTGTTCTGGGTCAACAGGAACTAAAGAAGTATTCCCTTCTGGAATACTCTGTATTTCGCTACTAGGCGACGTGAGGATTGCTGTTGATTCTTTTTCTGTAGTATCACCTATGTCAAGATCATTAAGTACATCATTGGACATATTGAGCATTTTTTCCACACGGGAAAGTGTTTTCTGAGTTTTTGCGTTCATTCATAGCCTTATAGTTTAATCGAAATCGTCTGAATCTATATCATCATCATCATCGTTTATATCAAAAGCGTCTAGCAGGTTTAACTCAACAAATGCTTCTAAGATGGCTTCGTGGATTCCTTCTTCGTCTTGTTTATATAGTTCAAAGGTATTAACTTCTGTTTCAACAATACCGTGGGAGAAAAAAGTTAATTTAATATCGGCTGTTGTTTCGTTATAAGACTGACTACCCCAATCTTCTAGTTCTCTGATGTCAACAATGCAAATTTCATTTGCTTCCATGGTATCAAACACAGTTTCCTCAATTGGGTGTGCCGATGCCGGGGCTAAGTTTTGATCTAACAAAAGCAAATTCACTTCTTGATTTTCAGTGTCTTTCAAGATCACTGCATATTCTTTAGTATTCATAGTTATGTATCTGTTATATTGATTTTTATATTAAGTTCTTCTGGAGTCATTTCTACCGTGGGTGCTATATTTTGTGGATTCAGTTCATATTGTTGGAATTTGATGAACTCATTTCCACTTATAGAACTGTAATCTACTTGAATATTCTTGGCTACTTTTCCAGTTTTTTGGATATAATAATAATTTATTGGGCAAGTAAGGTTGAGAATACTTGTGAAACTTCTACCGTCAATAGCACCATATTCATCAACACCATCTGGTACAAGACTAGTTAAACTGAAAGGGATAATTTCAGGATCAAAGTCAGGAAGTATTTGTAATTCTAGTGGAAGATAAGGAGTAAAATAAGGTGCTAGTTGTTCAATAATCTGAAATGTATCATCAATTGATTTTGTAATTATGCTTAGTTCAAGTTCAAGATTATACGGAACTGGTGTCATTATAGTATTGGACGTGGTGGTATTTGTATCATATGTACCAACGTGCTGTTTGTAAGGTGATTGTTTTCTATTGGAAGCATAATTCATACTAACCATAAACAAACTCATCCTTGGAAATATAGAATTTACTGTAATATTAGTATTCCCAAAATCGGCGTTATTAGAATCTCTCAAAACACCCATCAACCGATCTACGTTGCTATATTGTATAGGTGGTTTAACATACTGATAGATATTTCCCAATTCATCATATCGTTCTACATAAATTTTATCGGAAATCCAATCCATGAATGCTCCGATAACCTTTCTGGTTAAGAATGTATGTCCGAAATACTGTGCGGGTTTGGTAGTAATTGGCATTATTCGTTAAATTTAGATTTTAAGCATTTCTTACAGTGAAAATCACCATTGACAACAATACCTTTACCGGCGTTCTCAAAAGATGTTCTGTTATGCTTGTATTTAGGTCTAGAAATATTGTGCTTTGATCCACAATCAGCACAAATATATGTATGGTTTTTCATCTCACTGGAGATTTCTTCCATCAAATCTTTAATACTTTTCATATTATCTTTTTTTGATGATTCTTAATATATCAGATACTTTCTTAACTTTATAATTTATATTATTTTTCACTAAAGTATCCAATCCACGTATAACTTCATTATATTGATCTGTGTTTTTTTGAATGTCATCAATTGAAGTGGAGTTTTGTTCAATATCTTTTTTGATGTCCAGGTAGTCAGAATAAACAAAATCTTCAAATGCTATATACGCTGATTCAATTTTGACTTTATTTATAACTTGTTCATCCCAAGTACCCCAATTAGCACCAGCAGCGTTGAATAGTGCTTCCTTGAACTCTTTTTTGTGTTTCTTAACAATTTTTTCTGCTCCATCAATATAGTCCTTGATGAAATTGGCTTTTGTTTTTCCATTAAAATCCATCCATATACCAATTCTACTTTCGGTCCAAATCTCATCAATCAACGAACTGCGATTATTACCTTTTATGTCTTTAAGTAGTTCTTGGATATATTCATTATCTCCACCATAAATATCAAGCATGTTGAACTTCAACTTATCCATTTCTTTCATCACGGATTTGGATAATGTTATTCCTGATTCTCTATCAACAATCCAACGTCTACCTTGATTATCAGGAAGAGACATAATATCATTTTGTCCGCCGCCTAGTTTCTGACCAGATACTTTGAATATAACACCGCCGGAAACTGCTCCGTTTAGTAATTCACTTGCAGTTTTTATTTTAGTAAATACAGAAATGGATTTTTTAGTATTTTGGAGCTTTATCATATTATCTATGTGCTGCCATCCAGTAACATGCCATCCGTCAATATGTTCAAGATCACCAAAAATTCTTTTGAACATAGTTTCTGATAACGGGAAGACATTTCCTTCTCTAAATATCAAGTCTTTTACCCCGCCAATATTGGAAAGTCCCTGAACTTTTTCTTGTAAATATTCTTTGAATGGTTTCATTGGTAAATACCTTTAAGTTTTCTAATTAATTGTTTGATTTCTTCTTCTGTAATACTTCTATCTGGACGTTTATCCTTGAAGTATTCCCAAGCGTTTGATATAAGCAGTCCAAGTACCGTATCACTGTTTTCTTGTTGTACTAGTTCATCTAATTGGTAAGAATATGCTGCAGCATTTTCTGGATCAAGCAACAACAAAAGAAAATTATCTATTTCCTTGGATTCAGTTAAGAATTGATTGAAAGGTTTCATTTCTTTTTGAAATTGTTCACGATGTTTATCTTTATTTTTTTCTTTCTAACCCATCTAATAAACGAGGCAATATCGCTCCGTTCATAATCAATATCATCGTCAGTCATTGGCTCACCCGAAATACTATTCTCATAACTTAACACTCTATCTGACCATTCTTTTGAAAGAAGAAAATCCACTTGTTTTACGGTATTACCAAATTTAACAACATCTTTTTTTATGATTTCTTCTGCTTGATTTGCTTGTCTAGTTACGTTGTGTTTTCTATCAAGATAAGGTTCTATCTTATACTTATTAGATAATTTATTGCCATCAAATTTTATTCTTATAGAACCCCAAGCGTGACCATCACCACCTATCAAAGCAGAATTTTTTAGATCATGATTTCTAGTGAATGAGACTCCATCTCTACCATGAGATATATAACCTGCCCCAAAATCAAATCCAGTATCAGTTTTTGCCAATAAGGTTTTATCACTTAGAATAATCCAAGCATTAGCCAGATTTGTAAAGTGGTAAATATCACCTATATTCTTAGATTCTAATAAGTATTCTTTGAAAGTTTTCATTTTAATTTACTCTTCATTTTATTGAATGTAACAAATTCATAAGGAATTCTTTTCTCTTCCATCCATTCTTGGACTTCTAGACTTTTTACGTACTCAGCACCTATATACACTTTCTTGATTTTGATTTTGTTCATGATAATTTCGTTATTGTAACCACCCTCCGGTGTATTCAACAAATCATATTTACTAACAAATTTCTTATGGAAACTAACCATTTGTTTCATGAATTCAGAAATGATTGCTTTTTTATCTTGACCAGTTAATGTCTCGATTTGGTCATCATACTCAAGCGAAAATTCATCTTCAATCTCAATCCAATTTTTATTCCGCTTGGACATAATCTGGTTCACTATATTGGTCTTCAGTTCCATTAACTCTTCCTTTAGATAATAAGCATTTTTATCAGTTAATTTAGTTAAACTTACCCATCTTTGTCCATGAATAACATGACTATGAAGATCGTTGTCTGAGTTGAGCAAAATATTTCCTTCTAGTTCAATCAAGAGTCCACCACCTTTATTAATAATTCCGTTCTTAACCTTATCTCCGAAATTAGTCTCGTGAATATCTGATTTTGTAAGAGTACTAACCGAGTGATTTTTGCCTTGTAGCCAGATCACATCACCTAGACTTTCTAAGTTAGCAATGTGATAACCAATTGTTCTTTTATTGATTCCTAGTTGCTTAGATAACCAACCAGTAAAAGGAACAAAATCTCGCTTATTGAAAAACACTTCAGTCATTGATAACTGACCATAAACTGCTTCTGTTAAATATTCCTTGAAAGGTATCACTATTTTTCCTTTAGTACTGCAATTTTTTTCTTGATTGCTAAAGATTTGTGCTGAGTCCTTTTCTTTGTTCTAGCAATTTTTGCTTGTACANCACCTTTTTTCATTGCTCTGGATTTGTTTTCTTAGATTCTTTGTTTCTTTGAACCAAACACTAACAGCATGGTCTCTTGTTACTAATTCTGCCTTTACACCTTCACCATGCTTTATGATTTTTGTTCCTAGCAATCTGCTTTTGTTGTGCTTTGGATTTCTTATTGACTCTACCTGCCTTTAGTTGAGCCTTAGCCTTCCCTAATCTTTTCAATTGTCTATCTTTGTAAGCGTCTTCAGATAGTTCTATTTGTAGTATTTCTTTGAAGGTTTTCATATTTGACATCTAAAATGATTTATGGTATAATTTTTTTA